CACGAGCGGTGGGTCTTTGAATGAAAACAGCACCTCAAAGAGCAACAATACTGCGACAAGCACGGCTTACAAGTCCGAGGCTTACACCGTTTTACAAGGCGGTACGGTCTACGGTGTTAATGGCGGTGGCGGCAACGTAAATGGTGGTGGTCTCCCACCAAACGTACCACCAGTATTAGTGTCTGGGGTGCGCCAAATACCTTACCCAGTCACAACACAAACCGACTCGACAAGCTCAAGCAAGCACAGTCAGACAACGCTGAGCAACAGCAGCACGTCAATCGAAGTGTTGCATGAGGTCAGTGACAACGGCAGCGGCGGCTTTGCGGCAAGCCGGGGCACCATTAACTACGCTGCAAAAACCTTGAGCATAAAAGCGGTAGACCTGACGAGCAGTGCCACGGGTTACAGCAATGACTATGAAAAGGCCAGCACGTTTAACAACCTAAACGGGATGAATCAGGGCGTTATCAATGGCCCAGTGAGCAACACGGGCGGCGGCGGCGCGACTGCCAGCAATGGCGGGGCCAGTAACTCGGTCAATATTGCAGAAGAGGTGGTGGCCAACACCACCGTGGCGGTCACGTACAAAACCGGCATCATCACCCCGCAGAACCGCAGCTACACGTTTACCCCGCCGATTGTCACCATTGACCTGTGCCCCTATACACAAGACCCGGTTGTGCCAGGCAGCGTGATGTTTACCTGGATGGGCACCGCATACATTGACTTTGAAGGCAAGCTGTACCGTGGCCGCACGGACAGCAACCCCGGCATTGTCAGTGGCGACATGAATTACCTCGATGGCACTGCCATCATGAGTGACTATGTGGTGTCGGGTAACCCCACGTCGTTGACTTTGAACAGCCTGTACACCCGCAAAACGGGCTTTAGAACCAGTCAGATTTTCGGTGGCACCAGCGCATCCCCTGTCAAGCCCAGCGGCTTTGTGCTGAGCGTGACTGACATCACGGGCCAGCAGCTGGTGTCAACTGCAGGACTGAATGGCCAGCTGAGCGGGCCGCACATGATTGGCCGTATCGACTACGAGAGCGGTGTGTATGAACTGCTGTTTGGTGACTATGTGCTGGACACGGCCTTAACGCCAGCGCAAAAGCTGGAATGGTGGTACAGCGCGGCTGATGTAGAGACCAATGGCAAAATCTTTAAGCCTTGGCCCGTGCTGCCCGAAACGCTCCGCTACAACAGCGTGAGCTACTTTTATTTGCCTGCTGGGCATCGACCCGGTGCGCCTGCCCCAAGACGGGCGCGTGTCGATCTTTCAGCCCGGCTTTCGCGCTGTGATTGGCAACACCAAAAAAATCACCGGCATCACAGCGGCCAACGGCAACACCATCAACTGCGCGCGCACCCGGCTGTCTCGCGTGCGGGTCATCGGCGCAGATGGCAACACGATCAACACCGGATACACCGCCAATCTGGAGGCGGGCACACTCACCTTTGTGAACGTCACTGGCTACGATCAGCCCGTTTCGGTCGAGCACCGCATTGAGGACATGGTGGTGCTGACCGACGTGGGCATTGACGGCACGCTCAAGTCCAACCGGCAAATCACGCACGACTACCCGGTGCTGGACACCTATGTCAGCTCAGCCCTCATGACGGGCGACCTCTACGCCCGCGTGAGTATTCTGTTCTCGCAAACCACCTGGACTGGCGCGTGGGCTGATGCAGTCATTGGCACCGAGCCCACGGGCAAATACAACGACCTTGCAGCACCCATTGTTGTGACCAATGCCGGGGCCATGACCCAGCGCTGGGTTCTGCGCTTTAAAAGCAGTGGAACCTTTGAGGTGTTCGGTGAAAACGTCGGTGTGGTTGCCAGTGATGCCAGCATCAATGTTGACTGCGCCCCCATCAACCCGATCACTGGTCAGCCGTACTTCACGGTGCGCGCCATTGGCTGGGGTGGCGGCTGGGCAGCGGGCAATGTGGTGCGGCTCAACACCATCGGGGCGATCTACACCTACAACGTGATCCGCACCGTGCAGGCCGGTCCAGAGTCCGGCACTGACTACTCGTTCACGCTGCTGCAGCGCGGCGATGTAGACCGGCCCTGAATCGGCCCTCATGTCACTTTGACCAATTTCCACAGCACTTAACAAAATTTCACACCAGGAAACCCCATGGCTTCACCCGTAGATACCAGCGTCAAACACTTCACCAGCGCTATGCTGGCCGCCCCCGTGCTCAACGGCTCGGCTGGCTCGCTTGTCAACATACTCGACGCGTGCCTTGTCACAGGCTTTGACATCAAAGCCGCTACCAGCTTGGTAGTGGCCAGTGGCGTGGCAACGCTGAGCTTCACGGGCACGCACAGCGCCACAGTTGACAGCGTGATTTTGGTTGAAAACGCTTCGATCGTGGCGTTAAACGGCGAGCAGAAAGTCACCTCAGTCGCTGCCGGGGTGGTGCGCTTTGCCACAGCGGCGGCTAATGGCACCGCTACCGGGGCGATCACGTTCAAAATGGCCCCTGTGGGCTGGGCTAAAAGCTTCACGGGCACCAATCTGGCTGCTTACCGCAGCACTGACGTGGCCTCCACGGGCATGTATTTGCGAGTCGATGACACTGGCACCACCTCTTGCCGCGTCGTCGGTTATGAGCAGATGACGGACATTAATACCGGCTCTGGGGCGTTCCCGACGACCGCGCAACTTTCTGGAGGTGGATACTGGGCTAAGAGCGGCATTGCCAACGCCGTCCCAGCACTATGGACACTGTTTGCTGACAGTCGAACAATCTTGCTTCAGATCAGTCCTTATTTTTCCACTGGCGCATCATTAACCTCGGGTGTCTTGAGGGGGTTCGGGGATGCTTTGCCGCTTCGACCAGGTGGCGACCCTTACGCCTGCTTGTTGAATATATCCACCTCGAATAATGTAGGCTCACAAGGCGAATCGAGTTTGGATAGTATTGCCACTATAGGCAACACCTACATGCCCCGCGCTTTCACTGGGCTAGGCTCTAGTATTCAGACAATGCTTTTTTCGTACACGGGGGCTAATTCCAGATCGGGATTTGACACCACTCTGGGTGCGTTCCCTAGTGTCGTGGACGGCGGCTTAAGGCTGAGTAGAAAAGCTATTTCAGCAACGACGGTAGTTCCCGCATCCCCCCGTTGTGACCTGCCGGGTCTGTACCACGTACCTCATACGGGGTTGATTGACACATTCAGGGGGCGTGATGTGATTTTAGGCACGGGGGCGCTTGCGGGTAGGCGTTTGATGGCGGTTCAATGCAGCGACAACTACGGCGCAGCACCTGGGGTTGGGCAGCACGGTATTGCATTTGTGGACATTACCGGCCCTTGGAGATAAAAGGTGGACACGTTTTTAACAGACGTAGTGGTTACTGGCACCGGGCCAACCATCATTTACGGCACGCCCGCACTCGTGCCACTTAACACTCTGACGATTCAGTCAGGCGCTATCAAGGATTACACCTCTGGCGTGATGGGCACAGGGCGCGGCAGGATTAGTGGCACTGTCAAGGAAAAAGGTGTACCCAGTGCCCCGGTGTACCGCAAGGTGCGACTGTTCCGTGACAGTGACGGACTCTTGATGCGCGAGTTGTGGAGCCACCCGACCACTGGGGCCTACAGTTTTGAATACATAGATGAACTGCAGAAATTTACCGTCATCAGCTACGACCACTTGCGCAACTATCGCGCAGTCATTGCCGACAACCTCATACCAGAGCTGATGCCATGAGCGAACCCATGGAAATATCGGTAGACCACAATAATGCGCGCCTGGTCGCTACCGCCCAATTTGCAGACAGCGGCCCGCTGGCATCAAAGATTTTTTTATATAGCACGGTACGCGGCGCATTGGGCTCAGACCCCGGCGCACCCGCGCTGGTGACCATCACACTTAACAAGCCCTGCGGCACCATCATCAGCAATGCTCTGGTGCTCCAGCAAGCCGCCGCTGGTGGTGACCTGATAGCAGTACAAGGCTCGGCATTGTGGGCGAGATGGGTCAATGGCTCGGGTGCGATTGTGGGTGAGGGCGATGTATCTGACGCTGCTGGCACGGGTGTATTCAAAGTCAGCGGCACCACCGGCACACTTCTTTACGCAGGGGCGCGCGCCATCCTCGGGGTGACTGAGATTTTCTGATGGCTGACGCCGATCTGCTATTCAAGGGCGCGCCTCTGGCTGGCCCGCTAATTGAACTGCTGTTCGGCTCAGACTCGGACTCTGAAGTCCTGCTGCTTTTCATCGCCCCGCCGGTCACCGGCTCCCAGGTCAATCTGGTGTTCGGCGGTGACCAGCCGACCGTTGAAGTACCGATCACTGACGCGACCGTAGCCCTGCGCGCCAGCCTGCCCGCCCTGCGCGCCTTGGCCCGCATCACGCTGGGCTACACCATTGCGGCACGCGCCGTCTTGCCCGCCTTGCGCGCCCTGATGCCCGTGGTGTATGCCACCGACACAGCCCGCCCTCTTGTCGGCAAAGTGGCCGCACAGTGGCACCCCGGTACCTCGGCCCAGGCCGGGCAAACCCACACCTGGCAAGACGCAAAAAAGTTGGATGCGTTGACTGTGCCGGCTTGGCAAAACGCCGCGCATGCCTCGGCCCCCACTACATCGCTTTGGTCAGACGCTGACAGCACCCAGCGCGTGGCCACAGCCAGCACCTGGCAAAACGTAGATCGCCTGCGCCAGTCAACTGAGGCACGTTTTCAAGAAGCCCTGCGCCATGTGCGCGTCAGCACCGTCAGCACCTGGCAAGACGCAAATCGCCTGCGCCAGTCCACTGAGTCGCGATTTCAAGAAGCCATCCGCGACCGGCGCACCAGTACCACCACCCACTGGCAAAACGCCCAAGCCCGGCAAAAAGGCATTGAAGACAGCGCGCAAAGATCAGTGCCGATGTACAGCCACTGGTCAGCCCACTGGCAAGACGCCATGCGCCCCGGCCCCAAACCTTACGTTGTACTGCCGCCCGTGGTGGTCGAGCGCTGCTACACCACCAGCGGGCAGTTGCTGTTTGCCACAGCCTGGCCAGCGTCTGCTGCATTGCTTTTTTACTGTGACCTGCACAGCCCCGGCACAGGCCCCGTGCTGCCCGGCACTACCTTTTACATCCTGCCTGCGAGGTTTTATATGACCACCCACAACCTGAGCGCCCAGCGCATGCCCGACCTGGCACCCGTGCCGCTGTACAGTGCCACCATAGGGGCCGACATCGGCAGCTTTGCGTGGCAGTTTTCGGCCACAGGCCCAGCCAGCATCATGAGCCAGCTCGCACCGCTGGCCAGCAACGACACGGCCATCCCCCAACAGCTCCAAATCACGCTGGATGGTATGACTTGGGTGTTCGTTGTGGAATCGCTCAAACAGACCCATGCCTTCGGCAAACGAGCCGTCAGCATCAGCGGGCGCAGCGCCACGGCCCTGATTGGTTCACCCTTCAGGCGCGAGCTGGCCTACAGCAACACGCAAGATGCCAACGCCCAGCAGCTCGCAGCAATGGCATTGGACCTGACCGGCGTAGCACTGGACTGGGGCATCACCGACTGGCTGGTACCCGCAAACGCTTGGAGCGCCATCGGCACCCCTCTGTCTGTCACTCAGGCCATCGCCCAGGCCGCAGGCGGCTACCTTCAAAGCCACCGCAGCAGTGCCACACTTGAGGTGCGCCACCCCTACCCACCTCGCCCGGACGGCAGCACTGGCGGGCCGTGGAATTGGGGCACCGGCAGCGCAGACATCGAGCTGGCACCAGACGCCATCATCACCGACGCCATCGAGCGCCGCGACGGCCCCGACATCAACGCCGTGTATGTCAGCGGTACCGCACCGCAGGCGACAAGTTGGCGTCTTTGCAAACCGACGAACTGATCACCAGCGTAGAAGCCGCTCAGCAACGCGGCCTGGCCACACTCGGAAAATCAGGGCCGCAATACGCCATAAGCCTAGAGCTACCCGTCCTGACAGGCGCAGGCCAGCCCGGCGTGATCGATGTGGGCAAGCTGGTGCAGATCAACGAATCAACACCATGGCGTGGCCGCGTGCGCAGCGTCAGCGTCAACGCCACCATGCCCACCGCCCGCCAAACCATCACCCTGGAGCGCCATTTATGAACGGCACCAACCTGTACAGAGCCTTGCGCGAGCTGCTGCCCGAGGCCCCGCTGCTTGTGGCCACCGTCATCAGCGTGCAGACCAGCACAGGCACCAGCACCGTGGAATACCCAGGCGGCAACCAGCAGCGCGTGCGCGGCACCGGCGCGGCAGTTACAAGCCAGGTGTTTGTGCGAGATGGGGTGATCGAGGGAGCAGCGCCTTCGCTGACTAATTTGACGATAGAGGTTTAGCTCCGGTAATCTTAAAAACCTAAACGGTTTAAAGCGAAACTGTGCCGCAGGCATCGCGGCTCTGTTTTTCGGACACTGCCTGGTATGGCAGTTACTCAATCCGACATCGACAATCTGAACGTGGCTATTGCATCGGGAGCCCGGTCAGTCACGATTGGCGGTCAAACCGTCACTTACAACACCACGGCCAGCCTTATCAGTGCGCGCAATGACCTGCAAAAGCAGTTGACCGCTTTGACTCAGGCTTCACGCCCACGCACACGTCAGATGATCTATGGCGGCAGGGGCTACCAATGAATAAAAACAAGGGTGGTAGACCGCTGAGCGAGAAAACGCGGATCGTGCGCGCCGTGGCTGCGGCGATGTCTGAAAAACCTCACATTGCACCGCCCATCAAAGCAAAGTACGACGCTGCTGGCCAAGGCAGGCGTTTAGCAGGATGGAATCCCACAAGCAGCGGGCCAAACAAAGCTATTGAAGGGCTGCAAAAAATCCGTGACCGTTCCCGCGATGTCAGTCGAAATGACTGGTCAGGCGAGGCCGGGGTACAGAAATGGACCACCAACCTTATCGGTGTGGGCATCACGCCACGATTCAAGCGCATAAAGGATAAGGTTCGCAAACAAATCCTAGTTGACCTGTGGAGCGACTTTGTAGCTGAAGCTGACGCAGACGGCGTGCTTGATATGTACGGGATGCAAACCCTGGCCGTTCGGTCGTGGCTTGAAGCGGGAGAGGTGTTTATCCGACGCCGCAGACGATTTACCGATTACGGCCTGGCTGTGCCTGTGCAGGTGCAGTTGCTGGAGGCCGATATGGTTCCGCTGATCGACGAGGATTCCCGTTCGGGTATGCCTGCTGGCCACATCATCCGTAGCGGGATCGAGTTGGACAAGCGCGGGCGGCGCGTGGCGTACTGGGTCTACAAAGAGCACCCGGGCGATGGCGTAGCATTTTCATATGGCATGGAGTTAGTGCGCGTTCTCGCGTCCGACATGCTGCATATGTTTGAGCCAAAACGGCCCGGCCAGTTGCGCGGTGTGTCCATGCTGGCCTCGGTGCTGGTTCGCCTGAAAAACATCAACGACTACGAGGATGTGACCTTAGAGCGTCAAAAGCTGGCAAACCTGTATGTCGGTTTTATGACCCGATCAGTCTCAAAATCACCGGGCGAACAAGACTTTGACCCGCTGACCGGTGAGGCAATTGACTGGGATGATGGCGGCGCATCAATTCCACTGCCTGGCCTTTCACCTGGCTTGTTCATGGAACTTGAAGACGGTCAAAAAGCTGAGTGGAGCAATCCACCAGAGGCCGGAACAACTTACAGCGACTACATGCGAACCTCCCACATGGGCACGGCTGCCGCTGCCGGCCTGCCATATGAGCTGTTTTCTGGAGACATTGCGAACATCAGCGACCGGACATTGCGAATCATCATTAACGACTTCAGACGACACGCAGAGCAACGGCAATGGCAAATCATCATCCCGCAAATGTGTCAGCCGGTGATGAACTGGTTTGTCGAAGCTGCTGTTTTGGCAGGACTCGTTTCAACCGATGAAGCAGAGGACGCGCGCCGGGTAGAGCATGCACCCCACGGCTGGAGCCACATTCACCCAGTGCAAGACCCAACAGGCAAAAAAATTGAGGTCGATAACGGATTCCGCAGCCGTGCAAGCGTCATCGGTGGCCGTGGCGATGACCCGGATGATGTCGATGATGAAATTTCAGCGGATGACCAGCGCCAGCAGGCACTGAAGATTGGGCCTTACAGCGAGGCAAACAAACTGATGAATTCGCCGCCCGTTGTCAAGCCGGTGACCACACCACCCGTCAAAGCAACGGCACTGGACGCGGCATTGTTAAGTCGTACAGAGGCTGAGACAGCAGTTTTCAAAGCACAAGCCGAAGTATTGGCCCGGCCTGTCGTTGAGCCGATTGCTGACGCTGCTGTGATTGCGCGTAACGACCTGTCTGCTCGAATCATCACATTGTTGGAGCCACCAGGTGTCACACAATGATCTTGACATCATCGCGCTTGTCGCCAAACAAGTCGCCAGCCTTAAACATCAGCTGGCCGATCTTGAACGGCAGCCTGGCCCACAGGGTGCTGCGGGTTTGTCCGTCAGGGGTGACATTGGAGAAAAAGGCAATACAGGGGCAAAAGGCGAACCCGGACAACCCGGTCAGAAAGGTGACGCTGGCCCAAAGGGTAATCCAGGCTTGCAGGGTGAGAAAGGCAATACAGGGGATGTTGGGCCTGCACCAAAGCATGAATGGTGCGGTACAAAACTTCGCTTTGAAAAGCCTGATGGCACATGGGGCAAGCTGGTTGACCTCAAAGGCGACAAGGGCGACCAAACACAAGCCAGGCTGGTTGCACCGCTTTTTTCAACCCCTGTCCCGCTCCCTACAAGCAATAGCGCACGCCTTACTGGCCCCAGTTTTACCTACAACGATCAGGGTGATCTTGTGCGCGTTGACTACGACGATGCGCGGTACAAAACTTTTGAGTACGCAGGTGGGGAGTTGACCAGCGTGACCTTTTTTGACTTTGATGCAACGTATCAAAAAACGCTCATTTACTCGGCGGGCCGATTGACTGACGTGGTTGAGACCACCCTCTAAACGGATGACCCAGTATGGCCGCATACAACATCACCACCAACACCGCTTTTGACGTGCTCACGGGCGCGTCGGCGGTTGCTGCGCTGGACACCTACGCCATCAGCGCGGGGGCTGTCCTCACGATACGCACCGACACCTACGCCTGCCCGAACCACTCGGTTGCTGCTGGCTCGCTTGATACCGTCACATACGCGGGCGTGGGCGGGGAGGTGCGGTGTGACCCGACCTATGTGCGCGAAGTGGCCTACACAGGCGGCTCTGGCGTGTCCCCTGCCTACGGCGCGGCCATCAGCCAGGGCGGTGTGACTGGCGTATTCCTCGGCGCGTGGGCGAACTGGCAATCAGAGCCCATCGTGCCAGGCGTGGCCATACCAGCCGCAGGCTTTATCAAAATCGGCGGCAAGTCGGGTGGCGACTTTGCAGCAGGTGCGCTCACAGGCATCGCGGCGACGGCATCGGGCGCTGATAAGCAGTCATGGATTGAAGTGCGTGGCTCGGACTTGGGCACCATTACAGTCTCACGTATCGGCAAATTCACGAGCGTCGAGGCGTATTACGAGCTTGGTGTGACCGATGGCACGCGCACCCAGGTACTGCCCTGCCCTACCAGCGCGACGGCAGCGGGCATTTTCCCCGGTGTGTGGGTTGAATCGGCCCCAGGCTCTGGCGTGTACGAGCCGTATGCCAGCGTCGGTACATCGGGCGCGTTTGCGACTTACCGCGCTGACGTGTCCATGAAAGTGTTTTTGCAGACCACTGCAGGCATCCGGCTGGGCAGTGACGGCACCAACAATGTGTTCTGGCTGCCGCCTGCTGGTTGCCGGGTTCGCATCCCGGCCACGATTTTGACTAACTGCACCCGCACGGTGTCAGGCAGCGGGCCGCGCGTTCTGCCCAACGCAACAATTGGCACACGGCAAGAATTTGTTACCACAGGCGCGGGCTACTTTGACCTGCGCGGGGTGGCCAGCCAGTGGTACATGAATTTCCAGCAGGCGTTTTACGTCAAATACAAGGGCTGCGCCATTGCTGACGCGATGCTCCTTTATGAGATTGCCTCCCCGCTGGACGTGGATGACTGCATTGTGTCGCCCACGCAGCTGCAGGCAGGCAACACTGGGTTGCAGATTATTTCGTGCTTCGCTGGTGGCACTTTCAAGAACACGCTGATAAACCGGGCCACGCTGGGTAACAACCTGAATATGGCAGTGATCAACTACGTGACGGGCGTGACATTTGAGAATGTGCATCTGCGCTCGATCTCGACCCGAGGTTCAAACACCAGTGCGATAAACAGCACGGCAGCGGTTGACTGTGTGTTCAACAACGTCATCATCACGGGTACCAGGGTGCTCATGAACGCGGCCCAGCGGTGCATGTTCAACAATTTCACGTACTACGACAACAGCACGACGACCACCAACAGCACCAACCCCGTTTATGGCATCGAGTTTTATTCGGCAAGTTCAGGCAATGTGGTCAACGGTTACAGCCTGCCACTGCCAGCCATCGGCCCTTATGCGGGACTGGTGCAGGTCTCTGCAAGCTACAAAACCACCATCCAAAACATCGGAACTGACTACGACACGCCGCTTGTGCTGAACGCAGCGATTACGGGCCTGGGTGTGAATGGTGCGGGAAACAACGATGGCATCACCATCAAGCGCATGTACCTGAGCAACACGCGCAGCGGTCCATACTCATTCGTCAACTCTGACAACAACATCCTGATTGAAAACGTCGCAGGCGATGTTGCTGACACGACGGTCATGGCTGGGTTGAACGCCGTCGAGAAGAATGTGCAGATGACCAGTGCCACGACTGGCCAGGTGTCGGTGTACGGCAGCCACTGGAAGACCCGCTACATCAGCCAGACAGCAGGGTTTACCGAGATCACCTGCAACGAGCCGACCGCATTGAGCGCGGCGCAGTGCGCCGTGACCGGCGGTTCGCCACAGTTCAACTCAAGCGGCTCCGTGCTGTTGACCAAAGTGGGCGACCAGGTGACGTGGGAAATGCCGTACTTTGCAGTCGGCTACACAGCTTTTACCAACGCTGCACCAACTTTTGTAGGCAATAACCTTGTGTTCGCATCCAACCGCTGGGGCAACCACGATATTGAATTTCAAATCGACACAGGCAGCGGGTATGGCGGCGTATGGCTGAATCTGATTGCTGCTAATTTGATAGCACAGACCATAACAAGCACAACGGGTTACAGGCTAAAGTTTCGGGCGACTTGCGCCATTGCCAACGCAACAAACGCCATCACCAATATGCGCGCGGCCATGACAACGACGGCGGCTGCACGAAAAGCCACGCTGTATCCGCTCAATGTGGTGACGCTGACCTTGACGGGGTTGATTGCGGGCAGTGATGTGGTGGTGCGCGCAGCGGGTACAGGCACGGTGCTGGCCAGTGTGGATGCCAATGCAGGCAGCACCTGGGCCTACGTGTACGAAACACCAGTGGCGGTGGACATTGATGTCATCAAGCCCGGCTATGTGCCGTTCCCGCTGGTACGCAATTTCACGCTTGCCAGCACGAACTCTTCACTGCCCTGCAGCCAGCAGGCAGACCGTAACTATCTGGCTTAAAGGAGTCACTCATGCCAAAAATAGTATCTAAATCTCTTTTGTCATCCGGGGTTGAGGTCACGATTGACGAACCAAACCGAACCTTCACGTTGAATGTTGCGGG